CACAGAAGGAGCACTTCGCCGGCACAGGCTGGGGCTACCTCGGCTGGGTTGGATGGCTTCCCTTGCTGAAGAGCAGGGCAGTCACCGCCCAGTAGTGGGGCCTTGGCTTGCAACCTGGCCTAACGACCGCTGTGCGCACAGCCGCAGAACTTATCGAGCGGTATAGGCTGCCGGTGGAGGTGCGAGCTCGCCAGGGACTCGACAAGGTGAGAAAGGTATGGTCCGTCCTTGGCTTCGTGCCGCAACGGACCATCACGGCCCACAACAATGATGAGCCGAACCTGCTGAGAGGGTTGGTAGAGCGCTTGTACCTAGTGCAAGGCGCTCAGGGCTTAGAGCCGACCCCTCGGCCACAGCCTGCGGTGTTTGCCGCAAGGCTCCGGGAGTTCAGATTGCGTCTGAGACGTACACTGCCGCTGTGCGCACCCGTGTCAACTGATACGTTCGTTGGCTTCTACGCTGGCAAGCAGCGTGCAGTGTACCAAAAAGCCGCCACCTCCCTGGAGGCCGCGCCCGTGCGTAGGGACGACGCGCAGGTACAGACGTTTGTCAAGGCTGAGAAGATTGATCTGCGGAGCAAGCCCGACCCCGTACCACGGCTTATCCAGCCTCGATCACCTCGCTACAACGTGGCGGTGGGCCGCTACTTGCGGCCAATCGAGAAGCTAGTGTACAGGGGAATTGCAAAGGTGTGGGGAGGACCTACGGTGCTGAAGCTTAACGCCTTGGAACAAGGGCGAGAGTTGAGGGCAATGTGGGATTCCTTCAACAATCCAGTGGCTGTGGGGCTTGATGCTTCGCGGTTTGACCAGCATGTGTCAGTGGATGCGCTGCGGTGGGAGCACGCTATCTACGCTGGAATGTTCACCGGGGAGGCCAGAACTGAGCTGGAGCGGTTGCTGGCATGGCAGCTGCGGAACGTGGGGCGTGCTTACGTCCCCACCGCGGTGGTCAAGTATGTCGTGGAGGGTGCCAGGATGTCGGGCGACATCAACACTTCAATGGGCA